GCCGCATTGCGACGCACCGGCGTGGAACAGCGACCTGGACCACGACACGCCGTTCAACCACAACACACCCACCCGCGGCGGGACCACGACGGCGTCCGGCATGAAGGCATACTGCCGAAACCATCACACGAACTAGGCAAACTACTAGTATTACCCGCATGGACGCAACAGGACCACGTGCCGCCGTGTACTGCCGGATATCCCGCGACCTCACCGGCGGTAACGCTGGGGTCGACCGGCAGCGTGATGCCTGTTTGAAGCTGGCCGCCGACCGAGGTGGACCGTTGCCCCGCAACACGTCTTCGTGGAGAACGACACCAGCGCCACGCGGGGCACGCGGCCCGGCTACCAGAAGATGATGGCCGCCGCCGAGTCCGGTGCGGTCGATGTGATCGTGGCCTGGCACGTCGACCGGCTCACCCGCAAGCTGACCGAGCTGGAGCACCTCATCACCCTGTCGGAGCGGACCGGGGTGAAGGTGGCCACCGTCTCCGGCGACCTCGACCTGACCACCGACTCCGGGCGGCTGGTCGGGCGCATCCTGGCCAGCGTGGCCCGCGGCGAAGTGGAGCGCAAAGGTGCCCGGCAGAAAGCGGCCAACGCCCAGCGCGCCGACCAAGGCAAACCGCCTACGGCCCGCGCTTACGGTTACGCGACCGACGGCACGGTGATCCCCGAGGAAGCCGCGGTGGTGCGCACCATGTTCGAGAAGTTCGCCGCCGGGGCAACCCTCCTGTCCATCAGGACGGCGCTCAACGCCGATGGGGTGCTGAACAGCCGCGGACGTCCTTGGGGACCGGCAATGCGTGACACCCTGCTGAACCCGCGCTACGTCGGTGAGCGGTGGGCGAACGGTGAGTACGTGTGCCCCGGTACGTGGGAGCCGCTGGTGGACGCGGACACGTTCGCCGCCGTCGGTGCCCGCTTGCGTGACCCGATCCGGTTGCGCGGGCACGACGGGTCGGCGCGTAAGCATCTTGGTGCCGGGCTGTACCGCTGCGGTGTCTGTGCTGATGGCACGACGATGGTCTCCAGCTGGGGCAGCTGGCGGCGCACCGACGGATCGGTGAACAAGTACCGCATCTACAAGTGCTCAGCGACGCCGGGGCACCTGCACCGCAAGGCCGTACCGATTGACGATCTGGTGAGCGCGGTGATCGCCGAGCGGTTGCGGGGCGCGGACGTGCTCACGTTGATGACCGACGACCGGGACGTGGCCGCCGTCCGCGAGTTGCGCACCGAAGCCAACGGGCTCCGTGCCCGCTCGGATTGCTTGGCCGCCGAACTGGCCGACGGGCTGCTCACCGCCCGACAGGTGCACGTCGCATCGGAGCGCATCACCGCGAGGCTGGCCGACGTGGAAGCCAAGTTGGCCGCCCACGGGCAACGTAGCGCCCTCGCAGCGCTGGCCGGTGCTGCTGACCCCGGCGCCGCGTGGTTGGCGCTGGACGTGGTGCAACGCGCCGCGGTGGTCGACACCCTGGCCACGATCACCGTGCTACCCGGCGCACGCGGGCGGGCACCGTTCACGCCCGAGTCGGTGCGCATCGAGTGGCGGCGCTGATCTTCCTAGTCGGCTGCTGGACCTGCGACACGCCGAGCGGACCTGCGGAGTCGAGGAATACCCCCGTTTCCTCGACAGCCACCCGTGGTCTAAGTACGTTGGTGCTCAGTGAGTTTGGCGCTGCGGCGGATAGATGCCGACGTAGACCCCATTGCGGCGAGATGCCGGGTGGACCGCGAACCACCTGACGGCGAGATGCCGAGGGTGCCCCCCTTTGAGCCTGTCCATGGTGCGCCCTGAGTTCCGCGTGCCCCATGGACGAGACGCCCCCGTGGAGCCCTCGTGTCCGAAATCATGCAAGCTCGTTCGCGCCTTGGTGTCGCCTGCCGCGTGCACCGAGACGATCCGGAGAAGATTAGCGACGCCCGCCGAGAGCTGGCCGTTGCCAAGCTCGCCGAGTATGTGGCCCGAACTGTGGCCGAGGCCCCGCCGCTCAGCCACGCGCAGCAGGACCGCCTCGCAGCTCTGCTTCGCTCGGGGACTGCATGAGCACGGCAAAGCCGGGCACCGCAAGCAGTACCCGGCTCACCGAAAAGGCCCCACAACGGTCCTCGCAGTCCAGTGTAGACGGTGCGCAGCCTCGTATCCCCGTGTTGCCGGCCGACGTAGACAACCTCACCGCCGCGCTCGCCTACGTCGGCGCCGGGTTGACCATCGGCCCTCTGCTGGCGGGCACCAAGAATCCGGGCAGCGTGCTCGGCAAGCACTGGCAGAACCAGGCCAGCCAAGACCCTAAGCAGATCGCCGCGTGGTTCACCGGCACCGATCACGGCATCTTCATCCACTGTGGACCCAGCGGGCTCGTCGTGGTCGACGTGGATCGCCCTGAGGATGTGCACCCTGCTTTCTGGGAGGCCGTAGATCGGGTGCACTGCCCCGTGCAGCGCACCAGGATTGGCGGGGACCCGCGGCGCGGGCACTACGTGTACGGGATGTCGCTGGACACACCGCTCAGCAACGCCGTGGGCGCCTTGGGTGGCGGCGCCGATGTGCGGGCCGGGCACGGCATCATCGTGGCGGCACCATCGCGCCACGCGAGCCCTGAGGGTGCATACCGCTGGGTGCGGTCCGGCGCCATCCCAGCGTTGCCCGCCGAGGTGGCGCACCGGCTTGCCCCGGTGCGGCCCACCAGCACGCCGCCCAGCACTACTGACGTACTGCATCGCCTGGCAGAGCTGCCCGCCACAGAGCGGGCACGTCTGGCCTGCGTGGAAACCGTGGCCGTCGACGGAAACCTGGCAGAGCTGCGGGGAATGGCGGCATGGCCGGAGGGCCACCGCGACGCACACGGGCGCGGCTGGGAGAAACGCACCGCCGACGCTGCCAAGCGTCTGGGTGCGCTGGGCCGAGCCGACTGGACCGTGAGCACCCTCGACACCTTGAGGCCCCGCTTCCTCGATGCCTGCCCGGCGGCTGCGAAGGGCACCGCGGCTGACCCGGCAACCAAGTGGGCGCAGCAAAGCACCCGCGGACCGGCAGCGGACTACCCGCCTGCGCGCGACGACCTCGCCGGGTGGGACGTGCCCACTCGCCAGGCCAGCGCGGCCGTGGCCGCCGAGACAGCCGAGACGGCGGCGGTGCTGGACTTCTGGGCGCAGCGGGACAGCCTGGCGTACATCTTGGCTTTCGCCCGCGCCCGCATGGTGTCGCCGTGGGCGTTGCTGGGTGCGGTGCTGTCCCGCGTCATCGCCGCCACCCCGCCCCAGGCCGTGCTGCCCGCCCTGGTGGGCGGGCATGCCTCGCTGAACCTGTTTGTGGCCCTGGTCGGCGCTTCCGGTGGCGGCAAGGGTGCCACCGAGGCCGCGGCTATCGACGCCATCGACCTGCCACCCGTGCACAGCGTGACCGTGGGCTCCGGTGAGGGTTTGGCCCGGCTGTATGTGCGCCGCGACAAGGGCACCCTGGTCCGTGAGCGCTTCGCGGTGCTGGCCAGCGTGCCCGAGGTGGACACGCTGACCGCGCTGGGCGCCCGGCAAGGCTCCACCCTGCTCGGTCAGCTCCGATCCGCTTGGGCGGGCGAACAACTCGGGTTTGCCTACGCCGACCAGGCGAAAGCGCTCCCGGTGGAACGCCACACCTACCGGCTGGCCCTGAACCTTGGTGTGCAGCCGGGCCGGGCAGCACCACTGTTGGACGACGCCGATGGCGGCACCCCGCAACGCTTCGTGTGGCTGCCCACCACGGACCCGCACGCCCCGGACGTGGTGCCAGCCGAGCCGGAGCAGCCGTGGCGGGTGGCCCGGCAGCTTTGGCAGTCCGAGGCCAAGGGGCTCACCGTGATCCCGGTACCGGCCGAGGCCAGCTCGACCGTGGTCGCCGCCCGCCAGGCCCGCCTGCGCGGGCACGGTGAAGCGCTGGACGGGCACGCCTTGCTGTGTCGCCTCAAAGTTGCCGCTGCCCTGGCCCTGCTGGATGGTCGGCGCGCGGTGTCCAGTGAGGACTGGGCGCTGTCGGGCACGGTGATGGCGGTCAGCGAACGCACCCGCGCCGGGGTGCTCGCCCACCTCGCCGAGACCGCATCGAAGGCCAACACGGCCCGCGGGCGCGCCGAAGGTGAGCGGGCAGCGGTCGCCGAGGAAGCCTCCGACGAGAAGGCGACGCAGCGGGTCGCGCGGCGGGTGGCCCGGCATCTGGCCGACCAGGGAGAGACGGCGGCCAGCGATGTGCGCCGAGGACTCAACTCCCGCGACCGCGCCCACTTCGGCCCTGCCGTGGCCCGGCTGATCGCAGCCGGGCAGGTGGTCGAGCGCGGCACCGAGAAGGGCACCCGGCTGGCCCCGGCATCGAAGGCCGACCAGTGAAAAACACGGAATCCCTCTCGTGGGGTGGACAGGTGGACAGTGTCCACCCCACCCCGCAAGGGTGCGCCTACGTGGGAAGATACATCTATGTGTTGACCTGCGGTTATGCCGACGCCGTCAAACACGTTTTCTCGGGGCGGGGTGGACAATGTCCACTTTGTCCACCCATCCAGGGCCCGATGCTGGTCTCCGCAGCCACCACCGCCCACGGTGCGCTCACCGGCCTGGTTGGCGCTGAGCCGTTCGCGGTCGGGGATTACCTGCTGGCCGAGCTGGTGGAGCTGCCCGAAACCCAGCAAGGCTCGTGGCTGCTCCGCGTGGCCTGCTGCGCGGTCGCGGCACATGCGGGCACCCTGGCCGGTCTCCGCGACCACGGTGTCCTCACCGATGACGACCTGGCCTCGATCCTGGCGGGCAACGCCTTGCGGCGTGAGGCGAACCGGTGAGCGCCGTGCTCGCGCCGGTGGCCGATGCGCCACCGGTCGGCCCAGGGCCGCGGACTGCCCGCGAGGTCTGCGCCGCCGTCTTGGCCGAGTATTTCGATCTCTGCCACACCGATTACACCCCGAGCACCACCGACAGCAAGGAGATTTTCCGATGACCGCTGAGACCAGCAACGAGCCCACCACCGCCGACCCCGACATCGACCCGGCCAACCCGGCCACCGACCCAGCAGGCCAGTCGGACGAGGACACCACCGATCAGCGCGGAGGTTCTGAGGCCGCTAAGCGGCGCGTGCAGCTTCGTGAGGTCGAAGCCGAGCGCGATGGTCTCCGCAGTCAGGTCGCGGCTTTGCAGCGCGCCGAGGTTGAGCGCTACGCCGTCGATCTGTTGCAAGACCCGGCCGACCTGTTCCGCGACGGCCTGGACCTCGCCGAGCTGCTGGACGAGTCCGGCGCGGTCGACCCTGCGCTGGTGGACTCGCGGTTACGGCCGTAACCGAGCGCCATCCCCATTGGTCGGCGCCCCGCACTGCCACAGACACCCGGCGGCACCCGATGCGGTTGCACACCAACGTCGTTGCTGTGAACGCGCCCAGCTCGGCAAGCTGGTCGGACGTGATCCGCGGGTAGCCGTCCGGTCCGGCGTGGACAGTCCATATAGCACTGTCCACGCCGGACGCCGCGCCCGAGGTTCAGTACACTGAGCGGTGTAGGCAGGAGATGGGGCAGGCCCCGCCCGCCTACACCGTCTGTCCCAGCGGGACAACACCAAGCGCGGCCGTGCCGCCGGTGAGTACGACCGCAGCGTCGGCGTCTTGCCGTCTGCCATTGCCCCCTGTCCCGCTAGGAGCTTTCACCGTGACTTCCACCACTGCAACCGCTTCCGGTCTGCTCAGCCCGGAGACCGTCAACGAGCTGATCGTCAAGCCTGTGCTCTCGCAGTCCATCGCCACCCAAGTTTCCACCGTGGTGCAGACCGGCTCGCATGAGCACCGCGTACCCATCGTCAACGCCGACCCGTCCGCGTCGTGGGTGGCTGAGGTCGCCGAGATTCCCACCAGCGAGCTCGATGTCTCGGAGCTGACCATTGTCCCAGCGAAGCTGGCTGGGCTGTCCGTGATCAGTGCCGAGTTGGCCAAGGACAGCTCGCCCGCCGCTGCCACGGCCGTGGGTGCCGGACTGGCCCGCGACCTGGCCCGCAAGCTCGATGCCGCCTACTTCGGCGCCTTGCTCAGCCCTGCGCCGTCCGGTCTGGGGGCGCTCGTGGGCGTGACCGCTGTGAGCGCCGGAGCCAGCTACACCGACCTCGACCCGTTCCTGGAGGCGCTAAGCAAGGCTGAGGAGCTGGGCGCCGTCATCGGGGCTTTCGTCACCAGCCCCGCCGTGGCGTTGACGTTGTCCAAGATCAAGGGCGCCACCGGGTCCAAGGTGCCGCTGCTGCAGCCCGACCCGGCCAGCCCGTCCGGGCGGGTGATCAGCGGTGTGCCGCTGTATGTCAGCCCCGCTGTGGAGGCGGGCACCGTCTGGGCCGTGCCGCGCGATCGCAGCATCGTCGTGGTTCGGCAGGGCGCGACCGTCGAGGCCGACGCATCACCATATTTCAGCTCAGATCGCGTGGCCGTCCGAGCCATCCTGCGGGTTGGTCTGGCCTACCCCCAGCCCGAGGCCGTCATCAAGGTCAGCGTCACCGCATAGGCCACCTGACCGTCATCGCGGGGCGCGGCTCGGACTCCAGCCGAACATGCCGCGCCCCGCGATGGCACCACCGAGTGAGGGAGCACCGAGCGATGACAGCACCAGCACCATTGCCTGTCTGCCCTGCCTGCGCTGGCCGGAGAATGCCGGGCCATCCGGCCGGGTGGTTGACGTTCGACCATCGCAACGAGTGCCCGCTTCGCTCGGCCGAGGACTCGCGCCACCTTGCCGACCGCGCCATCGGCCGGGTATTCAAGCGTGAGGCCACGGTCACCGAGCGCGCACTGTTGGCTGCTGCTGGCGTCGACGTACCTGCCGACCTGGCCGCGCACATCACATGGCTAACCAGCGGCATCTGCCATCGCCGCTTCGTCTCCCGCCAACGCCCGCCGACCACGCCGTGACCGCGCCGCGACGCGCTGACCAGCGGCGGAGGCTGGCACCGGCCCCCTTCAGCGCCAGCCGCATTCATCGTGATGCATCGCGCTTCCCTGGCCGGGGCATGCGTAACCCATGGTTTTTAGCAGAGGAGCCCGCCCATGATCGCCTATGGAACCGACGTCGACAAGCCGCCGACCGCCCCGCGCAACCTGAGTGCCCGCGGACGCAAGCTGTGGCGGGATGTGTTGCAGCGGTACAGCTTGCGCGTGGATGAGCTGGTGCTGTTGGAGCAAGCGTGCCGCACCCTGGACGACCTGGACCGGTTGAGTGACGAGCTGCGCGACGCCGAGCTGGTGGTGCCGGGTTCGATGAAACAGCCCACCGCGCACCCACTGCTGTTGGAGGCCCGCGGGCTGCGCACCGTGTTTGCCGCCCATCTGCGCCAGCTCGGCCTGCCCGACGCCGACGGCCCGGTCGGTGCAGCCCAGCCCACCCAGCAGGCCACAGCCGCCCGAGCACGCTGGGACAAGGTTGCCGCTGAGAGGACCGCCAGCATCATCGCCGACGCCGACCGCGCTGCCGCCGATGTCGCGCGGATGACCGGAGGGCAGGCGTAGTGGCCAGAATCCCCAACCGCAACGCGCCCGCTGCCACCGGCGCGCCTGCCGTGCCTCCTGGTCGGCTGCTGGGTCCGGTCGTGGAGGATTACACCAGCCTTGCTGAGCCGATGCAGCCAGCGCCCGCCGCGGTCCCGCCGTGGCTGCAAGGCATCGACCCTGCGCCGCTGCCCTACCAGTTGCTCGCCGATTACCGCCTGACCGCCGAGCGGGCCGCGTGGGAAGCCGATCACCCCGGCGTCGACATCTTCGCAAGCCTGCCCATTCGTGAGGCTCGGGTGCGTTCGCTGCTCGATTCCTGCGCCTGGCATGATTACGGCGCCTTCCTGGCGGCCGTCACCGGCGATACGGCCGACCAGGAGCCGGGTAGCGGCGACATCGAGGTTCTGTGAGCACCGCAGAGCTCGTGCGGGGCGACCTCGCAGCCTGGGCGACCTTGCGTAGCCACGCCGCTGCTCGAGCAGCCAACGTCCGCAACGCCGACATTGCTGGCCCACTGCTGGACGGCTTGCCGCTCCCGGTTCGGGCCGCCCGGCGCGACGGTCGTCAGTTTCTTCTCCCCGGTCCAAATGAACACGATTGCGGGGTGCTCAGTGCGTCAGGCCGACCAACGAGGACGCCGCCGCTGCCCGTCTCATCTGTTGCTTGTGTCCGGTTGGTGTCACACTGCGCGGATGACGCTGTGGATGGGTTCGCTCGGGATTCTGTGCCTGCTCGCGGGGTGTTCATCAGGTGGTGCGGAGTCGACAGCTGCCACTACTGCGCCTACCGCGAGTAGGGCCACGTCGGCAATGGTCAGGACGACTACCGCAGCGCCAGCGACGTCCGCTGACCCGACCGTTGCCGAGCTGCCTGCTGCTGCCAGCCGTGCCGATGCGCTGTTCTCCGCATGTGATGGCGGTGCTGCTGCGTTCACTCAGTCGTGTCTTGACGGGTTGGCTCAGGCCGATCAGATCCTTGCCGGCATATCGCGCCTGGTGGTGGGTCTGCCGGCGAGCATGTCGACCTTGCGGGACATCAGCAAGGCGCGGACGAAGGCGCAGACGTGGCCCGCGTGTACACATTCGGCGGCTGGTTCGCCGCAGCGCATCGCGTGCTTCGACACGCTGAAGTTCCACTTCTACACGATGGCCGTTCAGGACGATGTGGCTGGACTAGCGAACTAGCCCGTGTCCGGGATAGCTACTTCGTTCAGGCGCTGATGGGCACGGTGACGTCCCCGTCTGCGGCGAGTAGCTTGCTGCGCATGGGGTCAGGGTGGGGGTGGGGTCGGATTATTGCGGCGCTGTGTGGTTCACGCATTGCGGTGAGTTGTCATGTCCAGTTGCGGGTTGTCGGGTCTGCCCCCGGTTTGGTTGACACTCGGGGTGGGTGGTTCTCAGGCCGCTTCTGCGGTCGTGTAGATCATCTCAAATTCGGCTGGGGTGAGTTTGCCGAGGGCTCGTTGTCGACGTCGTCGGT